ATGATTTGTTCTTGTTTAGCCAAAATCATTTGCATGGTTGCTAATTGTTCTTGTCGCTGACCTGTTCCTAAACCTACATTGATATTCACATTGTAGTTAGTCTTCCATTCTCTTGGGTCAAAAGGAATAAACTCACCATTAATACGAACCACACGAGCTTTATCTTGGTATTTACATAGGAGATGTAAGATGCCTCTAAATAGTGAGGTTACCCCTGTTTCAGCAAAGATACGAGCAATCAATTCTAGTTTACCAGTAGATGCAGATGACATTGCAGATACGGCTGTTGCTGTTACATTTTGTAATAAGTTAGGGTCTAGTCCTTGTTGTGAGTCAGACACACCTGTGCGTTTAGCTTGGATGTTATCTAAATACTCTAACATTGGAAATGATTGTCCAGCAGAAGATTGTACTGTTAATGGCACAATCGCATTAGGATTCTTCATTCTAATCACGCCACCTGCTGTAGAGGTTAATAAGTCATCTAGGTTGACTTGTCCTTCTACTGCACCCACTCTATAGTTGTTAGTAAGATAAAGGTTATCTAACATCTGTCTAGTGACTGTTGACTTTATCAACTGAATGTCCATTGCTCTGTCTGCTAAAGACTGACCATAGAATTTATGAGGAATAGGAATTGGGCATACAGAATGGAATGGATTGTAATCACATTCATGCTCTTCTAATATTTCATGAGAAGCATAAACGACTCGTCTGTATTCAGCAATACCGTCATCGTCTTCATCTACTTTTAAGTAGCACTCAAACACTTCTACTAATTGCATAGATTCATCATCAGAATCCATATCGGTTGGTTGTTCACCACGAGAGTATCGTGCAATTCGTTCTGGAGAAAACTCTAGTGCATCACCAGTTGCTAAAGACATAACAACATCTTCATCATAACCCATAGCGATTAACTCTGAACGAGTCATCATTTTACGGTGTGCAGTAAATGGTGAGTCAGCAATTGTTCTCGCACGCTTACTAATTAAAAACTCTTCTGGCGGTACATTCTCTACAGTGACCTTGCCATTATTAGTTGTCTTTTTTAACTTGACATTGTGTGTAACAACTGCTGGAGATATTTCCATTCCCATTTCGTCTATTATAGCTTCTTGCACAATAGTTGATTCTTGTTCTACAACTTCTACTTCTGGATCTTGCATAATAACAGCGAGTTCGTCATCAGACAAGTTCATGTAAGATTCTTTCTTAACATCAATCTTATCTTCCCAGTATGCTTTTACGACACCTACTTTTTGTAGTAAGGCATCTTTAAACCAGTTGTGCATAATAAGGAAACCATCGTTGTCTTTATTAAACACCCAGTTGACATATTCTGTGGCTTGTTTAGCAAAAGGCTGGTCACCATCATTCACTGGCTCAAATGATACGACTTTGTCACCTGAACCAAATAAACGCATGAGCTGTGGTAATGCACCATCCACTGCTTCTGCAACTTCACGAGTTACGATTTGAGATTTACCTTCTACCTCATTACCGTAAGGTTCGCCAAGATAGTATTCGAGTGCCTGTTGTCTTTCATCGGTAGTTTCCGTTTCTAGATAACCGATAGCATCTTCTATCTCGTTTTCTAATATTGCTTTTAGTTTTTCGCTCATCTAAACAATCCAGTTATTATTGACTTTAATAGGCTTATGCCATGACTCCATAGGAGATTCATCTAAACCTACTGCTAAATATCTAAACGCATCGGAAGCATGAGATGACCAATCGTGTAATGGTCTGTCATGAAACACATTGCGTTTTTCATCAAACACTCGTCTGTAGTTACGAAGTGCATCTAATCCTTGTTTTACTTTTTCTTGGTCAAACCAGCAACGAGGCAATAGTCGTCTCGCAGCCTGTATGCCATCATGCACATTTAGTTTCGGTGCTATAGTGATTTGTAATCCAGCATCTTCCAACATTTCTTTTCTTGACTTACCTGTACCAAGTTCCCTAACGGCAACATCGTGAGGAAGAATGTGTGTTGCATACATCCAATCGTTTTCTTGTAGCCAGCTAACATAATAATCAAGACCAACACCATGATTTTCCACATAGTCGACTAACCTCACTTCTTTGTTTACTAGCTGTGCTACCCAAATAGCTGTAGAATCAGACATTCCTAAGTCCCAACCAGTGTATGTTCTTGCTAGACCATCTCTATCAATATTTACTAATCTGCCTTTTTCCTCTAAATCATGAATGAGTTTAGAATAGTAAGAACCTTCTACAGGAGCTTGGAAAGAACATTCAAATTCCTGCATATATTTGTCTTCACCCATTTCATCAAATGCTGCTTTTAATTCTGATTTAGGTAAAAGTTCTGTTTCTGATGCTTTAAATTCTAATAATGCCCAACCATCATTTCTTTCCCCACGATCACGCAAGTCTTTAAAATGGTTTTGACCTTTCGGTGTTCCCATTGCAATACAGTAACCTTGTCGGTCAGCTAGAGCTGGTCGAATAATTTCTGTAAAGATAGAAGGGTTGACATCCCCTATCTCGTCAATAACACATCCGTCAAGATAGATACCTCGAAGTGAGTCTGGATTATCAGCTCCGTAAAGAGATATCCTACGACCCATAAAATCCACTCGTAATTCTGCAATGTTCGCTTTACCTCCTAGCGGTCTAGTGTATTCTAGGAGATAATCCCATGCTACCCTTTTCGCTTGATTGTAAGTTGGTGCAATATATGCAAATCTTGGGTTTTTGTTTTTAGATTTTAATGCTGAATGAATCAATTGATTAACAGCACAAACTGTTTTACCCATCCTTCGGTGAGCAACCACTACTGAAAATCGGTTGTTTTTTAC